AAAACTCCTTCTATTGGATCATAATAGTATTTATGCTTTTAGAAAAAGGTGATAAATCGTAGTTAAAAACTTGACAAATAGTGCGAATCATACTATATTAATTAAGTAATCAAGTCAAATAGGAGAATCATTATGACTTATGACTATATTGAAGTAACACACGAATTTAACAACGAAGAAAAATTTCACGCTGCTATGCGTGTCTTAGAAATCAAGATGCAAGAGCGTGATTTCCCAGAACTTGCGTCAGAAGATGTTCAGACTAAGTTACAACTATTTTGTAACAAATATTACAAAGTAATTCGTAATACACAAGTTGCGTTCACACAAGCAGACATTGACTTGTTTGCGTCAATCTACACAGAATATTTTCGTGCGTTGCGTTCAGCAGAACTTGTAGAGTTCTCTGAGCGTAAAGTTCACGAAATCTACAAAGATGTAGAGTTCTCATCAACTAACTAAGAAAGAGAGTAAAAACTATGACAGAGATTAAAAAACTTGACAAGAATATTTCAATGCTAACTTCTGACATTCTTGCAATAACTAAAATGATTGAGCGTTACGCAACTTGTCATTCACAATCGCTTGTAGATGCGTCAGAGCATCTATTTGCTACTCGTCAAGCAATGATTGACAAACGCAATCAACTGATTAAAAAGCATCACGACTTGATGTTTGAGAAAGAAGATGATTGTCTTCAAGATTACAGAGAAGTATTAGCATAATGAGAAGAATCTACATATTAGCATACATTAACGCACAGCAACTCGCTGTGCGTAAACCCATACAAGCAAGAGTAACACAATATTGGTTAGACAAGAACTATGAAGTTCATGTTTTAGATTCAGTATTCACACAACAAGAATACGATGCGTTTATGCCTGAATCAGCAATCAGACATTCAGACGAAAAGTTTCGTAATATTTCATACGCAAGAAACTGGGCAATCAATCATGCAACAGCAGATGGGGTAAATGACTTCATCGCAATCGCAGATAACGATTGCACACTGCGTGACATGAGTGACTATGACTTAGACACGGAAGATTTATTAACAGCACTACATCAAAGTGATGCTGATGCGGTATTCGCATCTCCGCCGACATCGTTTATCAATGAGTTCTTTACTACTAACGACAATGCTCAGACACATCTTGTCCTCACCAATGAGAACACCTTTAAAGGTTCTCTGCTATGGGTTCATACTAAAACTAAACATCGCTTTGATGAATGGTATGATCAACCATACAAACATTTTCCAATAACACCTGGTGAAGATGGTGATTTTGGTTTGCGTGGTAAAATGAATGGTTACAAGATTAGATTAGCAAAGCAACTTATTCAACACGAACATGGCGGTATTGCGTCTTCTACTTGGTGCCCAAATACACACGAGCGTGGAGACAAACCGTGGTTACAAAGATTAGACATAAACAATATGATTTCATTCAACAACAACTACAATCATCAATACGGCAAGCGTGACTTAATCAAACTGCCGGGAGTATATGTTCCAGCAGACGAACTTTTTTCTTGACAATAGCACGAATCTATGCTATATTAATAATATAAACAAATCTGTTTATTCTTTTTAGGTGGAAACTAAGGGCTACTTTTAGTAGCCCTTCTTTTTTGTCTTTTTACTTTTTTTCTTTTTGTATGGCATTCTTTTTCTCCCGTATAATGCTTGCTTTTCTTTCATCACCGTTAAATGGTCTTATAACGATAGGACGCTTTTCATTACTTTTTCTTATTGAATATGGTCTAGCCATTAATCATCTCCCACTGGGACCCAAAAGTGTCTACAACGATGTCCACCACGAACTATGAATGGATCACCAGAACGCTTACCACTCCACGATTGTGAAGCCCATACTGACTTTGCTTCTTCTTCTGTAATACACGGTCTACATTTCTAATACAGAAATCACGGCTTTCAGAAACAAGTGTGCCAGTATAACGATAACGGTCTAGACCAGCTTGACGACCACGATGGCGAATAAACACACCATCAAAGTCCATAACTAAGTCATGCATTTCTGCTGAACTTTGACTTGCTAGTGAACCGCCAACACTTACTCCTGCAAATTGTTTTTTGAGTTTTTGTAGTGTCTCTGCTATAAGTTCTGAATTGCGATCTTGTGCCGCTCTCAATCTTCTGAGTTTGTTTTGTAATCTTGTTGCCTCCAAGTTGCTGGTTGTAATCATTAGACCTGATATACGATGTCTCGTTGTTTCAGCAATGCTTTGAACAGCAACACCCGCAAGCGCACCCATCATTATTTCAGTATGGATGTTTTCACGGGTTGATTTAACTGTTTCATTTAATCTTGCGTATGATTGTTTCTTTAACTCAGCAACTACTGTTCTATCAGCATCTGTTACTTCTCCTGGTGTCCAAGAGATAACATCACGGGCTACTGGATCAAATTCACCCATAAAGTCACGCAAACCACGATCAAATATTTCATCAAAATCACGGTTGATTGGTATGCGTGTTTCTAATAATGAGTTTTCATCTGTTGCGGATAGAACACGATCAGCAACCGTGTTCTCTAGCGTCTTTGTTGCGCTTTCTAAAAACTCATCAAATCTGTCAATCAAATTCTGTATAATTGAATTGTGATTAGACACTTCCTGCGGTGTTGCCATCTAAGTCTACTCCAAACTCTGGTGTTATGCTACTTTCTTCAATCTCTTCTAAAATATCATCAAGTGCATCACCATCATCAATAACAACTTTTGCGATTTGTTTTTGAATTTGTTTGATGTATTCTGGTGATTGTATACCAAGAGAAAGTGCTTTACTATAAAGTGAAATGTCAGCATGTTCGTCACGCAAGTCAAATGATTTTTGATATTCTACCAAGAAATCATCATCTGGTTGCATCTCTGACCACATCCAAAATAGATTCCACATAGCATGTTCTGCTTGTTCCATTTTTGCTGCTTTGTCACCAAGACGGGTGTTTAACATTTCAAACTCTGTTTGTAAAGCAATACCAGACTTTGCACTAAAGCCACGCTCTGCCATAACTGCACCCAAATGTGTTGAGCGTAGAAATGCTTGAACATTGACTTCAATCATGTCACGAATACTTTGGATGTTTGTTCCATTAGGTTCAATTAGATATGGTTTCAAGTTTGAATCTAGTGTGTCATCTATTTGAATAACAGCACCAGCACCAGCAGTAGCAAGAGTGCCTTCAGTTTTAACTAGTGTTGGATGATTAGAAATACGAATACCTTGTTCTGCTTCACTTAATAGATTGAAAATACTTTGTTGAATTTTAGCAACATCAGAAACATCACTTGTTCCATAACCTTTATATTGTGTATAGTTTGCTCTTAAACAAACAAAAGGAACAACACCAATACGATTAGGTGTTTCTTCTGTTGAGATTACTTTTTCTGTTTCTGTGTCAAACAAATATTCTGTGAATGACTCTTCTGTCCAAACAATATAACGCATTGTTTCAGCATCAACCCACTCTTTTGTTTTAATATAAGTCAATCTTTCACTACCATTAGGTTGCTTGGTGTATTCCCAATCACAAACATTTTCTGGTGTGAATAGTTTTGCGTATGGTCTGATGTCTGCTGCAATCTCTTGTTCTCTTGTAATGACGCCTTGACTTGCACCTTTAGTAACCAAGATCCAAACATTACCATAAACGGTTGCTAAATCATTCGCTTGTTTCATAAAATCATTTAAGTCTTGACCATCAAAATCAACATCGTATAAGAAACGATTAATCATAATATCGTCTGCTAGTGAACCAAATGTTCTTACTGGTGTTGTTTTAAATAGGTAACTTCTATAAGTGTCAACTGTTAGTTTGACAAGATTATCCATACTTGTGTATTCTAATCTTTTAGCATATTGATCACCAGGCGCATCATCTTCAAAAAGATATTTTCTTAGCATACCCAATGTAGTTGAGCGATATTCAGATCCACCATGGTAACTGGCTCTTAGGAAGTTCCAGTCTGTAATCTTTGCTTCATAAAGCGGGTGTTTGTATTCTAAATCCATTAATAAACTCCAAAAGTCTTAGTGTTGTCGGGTTTGTAATCTCTTCTAACTGGAAACATAAACTCAATAGCGTATGTGCCAGCATCAAAGATATGATCGTGACCCGAACCTTTATCGGGTATTTGTGTTCCCTCTTTATAAGCATGTTGTCTTAGCGCACGAATGAATTGCTTACATTTTGGGTCAACAAAGAATCTTCGCTCTCCTTCACTATTATTTAGAAGAGAATTTAATGCGTTGATTCTGTCTTTTACTGCTGGGTGTTTTGGTCTATACTTTACTACAAATCCAGCATTTTGCAGTATTGATATATCTGTTTTACCACTTGCACTTGTTTTACGCTGTGCGCCTGCAGGGTCTGGGAAAACGATAATCTGTTGTGTTGGGTAACGATTTCTTATTTCTTCACACATTTCAACTGTGTTACTACCATAAATTATAATCTCGTCAATAGCGTGTAAACCAACATCTGTTTTAGTCATTACGACACCAGACATTGGATCCACATTGAAATCCATACCGATTAATATTTGTTTTGGTTCTTCGCCTGTATATTTCTTTACATTTTCATCTTTAAAGTTGTATGCTATGATACCACTATAAGTCTCAAATGATGCTTCGTATTCTTGTTTAAATGTTTTTGTATCTAGGTCTTTTTTAGCTGCTTCTACTTCACTGTCTGGCACATTACCACCATCTAGTGTAGTAAACTGCCATGACTCAAAATCAGGGTCATCTGTTTTGCCTAAATCATATAAATCTTTGAACCAATTAAAGCCTTTAGGAGTTCCGCAAAATAGAGCATGTCCTGGTGGTTTTTGTGCTGAAAGAGCAGGTCTTACAACTTCATACCATACTTCTGGCTTTAAGTCTGCGCATTCGTCAAACACAACAAAGTCGTAACCAGCACCACGCAAGTTGTCTGGATCATTACCACTCTTTAACATTATTGTTGAACCATTAACCAATATAAGTTCCAATCTGCTTTCGTTTGTCTTTGCTATCCACCCTAATGCGTCTAACTTCTTTTTTAAATCTGCCCAAATAATGTCTCTTGCCATTTGAAATGTTGGACACACATATAATACTTTTTTGTTTGGGTATCTTGCATATCTTGCAAGTTCCCTTACACTTAAAAATGTTTTACCAGTTCGTCTTCCGGCTACGAATGTTCTGAATCGTGCATTACTACTTGCAACCGCACTTTGTGCTTTATTCAGTGGCATCGTCAGACCATGGTAGAATAATCTTATCGTCATCTGCGACTGGGCTTTCACTTTGACCAAGCATTTGTTTCCCAAGCCATATAAGCATTGTGTGATTACCACTCATTGCTACTTCTATTTGCTTGCGTCTTAGTCTCATTTTTCCGTCGCTCATCCCTTTGTCAATTATGTGCGAAAAATTGTTTTTCAATGTGTCTTTTGACACGCCCATAATATCTACCATTTCTTTCATAGTGCAATGAATTGTTGCTAGTTTGTATAGTAACTCTTCATCTAACTCTATCTTTGGTCTACCGACCTTCTTTTTTTCGTCTGCCATTGACTGCTCCCCATTTTCCCTTGGTTAGGTATTTGCTCTTCGCTCACAGATTATTCTGTTTCTGTTGTTATTTCTTCAGGTAGTTCAACATTTTCTAATCTTAGCCCACCTGGTATTCTTCTTCCGTTTGCTATAAAGTATTCGCACCCTTCTGGTTTCTGTGCTAAACAACGCTTTACATTTAACGGTGTTAGTTCTGGATCAACATCTATTTCTGTTTCACCAATCATTTGATCATTTTCGTCGTAATATTCTACTCTTATCATTTCTTATCCTAACATATTTGCTATTAGTGGACCAACTGTTGCTGCGATTATAATTGCTGCTACAGCCCATAATCTTGAATCAATTTTGTCTACCTTTTTGTGTATCTGGTCCACATCTTTTTCAATGTGAGCTAGATGATTTTCTTTGATAGTTGAAATATCTTTTTTTATGAGTTCTACCTCTGTTCTAATATTTTCTATCTTATGCGTTGACATTTTTATTTCCTCTTATGTTACAATCGTCCAGCCTTTACTTGTCGCAATACTTTGGGTGCAACTTAATGTTCCTGGATTGCCGCTAATATATATTCTTCTTGTGCGACCAGTGTTATTTGTCGGTAAGTTGTTGAATATATTGTTAAGAGCAGAAGCACTTAGATTGTTGTTTCTAATCAACAAGTTAAGCGTATTATAATACTGCGTATATACTGGGAACTTCACATCACACCAAGTTAATGACCCAATATAATCAATATTGATATTACCATAGTTTTGTGTGCTATTTGTGCCTGTCAAATATGTTAAATCCATTGGTCCGATTTCTTTTAGACTTTTACATTGTGTAAACATGTTTTGGCAGTTTGGTGTTGTTGTAAGACCCCTTATATATACTTGTCCAACATATTCTAAGTTATAGCATCTGTAAAAGCATTGTTCTAAATCATTTACGCCATAACTTGTAGATGCTGCCATAGCACTATTACCGATAACACCATCACCTGGCATAAACTTCATTTTGTGACAATCAAAAAATGTTTTTTCAAAAGTTGGATAGTTGTTTACGGTTGAATGTAGATTCCATTGACTTGGGAAATCTACAATGTTATAACATTCATAAAATG